CCCACAACACCTAGTCAGAGGCTATTGGGTACGAATCCGGTACGATCACCCGCCCCCGAGGGCGTCACCCAGCAGGCGCCCCATGCGCTCCCCGACCTCGTCAAGATGCCCGTCAAACAGGTGCGCATACACATTGAGGGTCATTGCCGCCGAGGCGTGCCCGAGCGCGGCCTGAACATCCTTCACGGTGGCCCCCGAGGCGACCATCAGCGACGCCGCAGTGTGCCGAAGGTCATGGACGCGTAGCTCAGGTTTCCCGATCGCCTCCCTGGCGGGATGGAACACCCGGGACCGCCAATTGTCGGTGTCCAGGCGGCGACCTCCGGGGGAGCGGAACAGGGGGCCGGGGGTCGTCAGGTCGAGCATGGCGAGCACCGCAGCAGGGATGGGCACTTCCCGACCCCTGCCTGACTTCGCGCGTCTGACGACCAGCCTGGCGCGCCCCACGTTCACGTCCGCGACGTCGAGCCGTCCGCATTCGCCAAGGCGCACCCCGGTGGTGCCGAGCAGCCAGATCATCGGGGCGTACCCGCTCGCCGCGCTCGCCAGGTCCCGGAGTTCCTCGATGCCCAGGAACAGGGGCGTGCGCTGCGCACCCCTGCCCGGCTTCACGCAGCCGGCAGGATTGGCGACGATGGCACCCTTGTCGAGGGCAACCTCGAGCGCTCCTCGCAGCACCTGCAACACCCGGGCACGGGTTCGCTGTGCCATCGGTCGGCCCTCTTGTGTCATCAGCCCCGCGATCCACGCCTGCACGTCGGACGCGTGAACCTTGGCGGCCTGCATGGCGCCCCAGCGGGCATGGACGTGCAGCGCGGCTCCCCGCAGCGCGGATACGTAGCCGGCGGACAGATTGGCCCGTCCGGCGAGATATGTGTCGACGCAGGCGCCGATCGTGAGTCGTTCCCCCGTCGCGGTTGGCTCCTGCCACAGTCGCCGCTCCCACTCGACGGCGTCGGCCTTGACCGCGAACGCCTTCGTGGGGTGTCCGGGCACGCTGACCCGCCACCGTTTGCCGCGCCCATACCGGGCCGTCCGCCGCCTGCCGGCACCCATCCACAGATCCTGCACCGCCACCGTCGCCCCTTCCGACAGGGACAGCATGCCACCGGGCACCGACACGGCCGCCGAGGGGTGTAACAAAGCGGGGAATAATATTCCATTTCGCCGCCACGGGGCGGATTCATGCATCCTCGAAGTGGTGCTGGAGACGCCGGCGGAGTGCCTCGACCTCGGCCGCGGCCAGGTCCCGCAGCAAAGCTTCCAGCGTCGGCGGGTCGACGTCGAGTTCCTCCGCAGCGACCGCGGGGTGCAGCGACCACGCGAGAGCCTCCCCCAGGGCGTCGAGCGGGATCAGGCGACGAGCCGCCTCCGCATTGACGGCAGCCTCCTCCCTCGCGGTCGCCCAGCGCGGGAACGGGCCACGCTCGGCGTGCACGATCTCGTGCGTGAGCGTGCAACGCTCCTCGAGCCTGCTCAGTTTGATGTCGAGCAGGATCGATCTTCTCGACCACCGGCACATTCCTCGTACCGGCATCGCCGCGAAATCCACCGACCATCCGGCCGGGACCTCCCCCCACGGGTCGTAAGCCATGCAAGGGATTGTGCCTGTTGGGGGTGACAATTTCCGGAGGCTATTTCTTGGCGGGCTTGGTCGCCTTCTGGGTCGTGGATCGGTTGCGCCATTCCGCTATCTGCGGGCCGATCGCTGTCGCCATTGCGGCTATCAGGGTGACCAGGGCGGAGATGTTCTGGCCGTTTTGATAGAGGATCGCAGAAACGGCCACGAGGGAGAATATGAACAGCGGGGCGACGATGGCGCCCATGCGAACCGAGAACGCTTCGGCTTTCACCAAGGTTCGCCGATCCTCCTGGGCTGCGGCCTGCTCGGATTCAGCCATTGCCATGATCCGCCCCGGCAAAGTTGGGTCAACGTCCCGATAGAGGGCGAGCATGGTTGGTGGCGGGATGGGTCCGCTGGTGATTTCCTGCTGGATCTCTGTGAGATCGATCAGCGGCGGCTGCCCCTGGGGTTGGATGAATCCATTGAGTTCTTCAGGTAGCCGCCCACTATCTGCCACGATTGCGCCACGGTGCTCGTGGTCCGGATCTCCCGGCGGAGCTGGACGATCCTTGTCCGGTCCCCGGTCGTCCCCACGTACATCCCGCGCAGGAAGGCCTGAGTGCTCATGTATGGATCCTATCCCGCTTTCCGGCTCGCCCCCGCCGGGGGCTTCAGTTCTGGTCATGGAGCGCCCGCCGGGGCCAGGTCGCCACTTGCATCAAGCATCTTCATCACGATTTCCCCTGTCACTTGCGCGCGACCCGCACAACCCCGGCCAGCGCCAGGACAATCCCCGTCAACAGCAGGAAACCTGCGGGAATCTGCCCGATGAGTGGTGCCGGGGTGGAACTGAGGGAGCGGCCACCCCCTGCGGCCGAGGCCATTGCACCACCACTGAAGGTGGCGATCGCGATTCCGAAACAGATCTGCGCGATACCCATCAGTACTTGATAGCCCGAGGCGGCCGTCCACCTCTCGGGGGTTTCGGGCGTGGGGGTTTCCTCGGTTGCGGGGTTGGCGGCCTGCGAATCTTCGGATGTGGTCATTGTTCCTCCTGGCGGCTTCCTGCTGGGATTCACTTCGGCTTGTGGGCTATCACCATGGTCAGTCCATTGTCCGGGTGATACGTCCAGCGCGCCACATAATCTCCCCAGGATTCGCTCTGCATGCCGTCCAGCGCACGGGTCGCGTCGATCAGGCTGTAGATGTGCTGAGGGGCCCCCAGTCCGACCAGCACGCATGCCACGTCCTTGACGCTTTTCCCGCCGGAGGTTTTCGCGCCGGCTGTGCGCATTGTGATCGACTGCCCATCGGAGGCCGCGCTGACGCCACAGGATGCCGCCACCTGCTCCATGGGCCCCTTGGTCGGGGTGGCCGCTCCCGGAGTGCTCGCCTTCGCGGACCAGTAGGACACCGCCACGCAGGCCGCCGCGATGAGTGCGAGCGCCCCCAGGACCCTGGTCAACTTGGCGCGACGACGCCACAGAACGACCTTGGCGGCGTGTGCCCAGATTCGCCAACGAGGCTTCTTCTTGCGCGCGACAGGGGCCTGCTGTCCAGTGGGTGCAGACACCGCTCCTCCTGAGGCTTTACTCATCGGGACGACTGCCGTGTCGTCCTATCGGCCGACAATACCCCCAGTCCCGGCCATCTGTCGCGACACGCCGACGGTTCGCGGCAAAGCGCCTAGTCATGCGGCGAGTCGCGGCACGACTCAGCGCGGCTCCCAATCATCGTCATCGTCAGCCCTGGGGCGTGCGTCCGCTGCTTCCTCGACGGGCAGGGCGTCCGCCTGGAGGCGTCGTTGCCGGAGCTCCTGCATCGACAGGGGCCGCTCCTCACGCGGCCGCTCGGGCGTCGGGGTTGGGACTTGGCCGGCGGCCTCCTCTGCCCGCACGGCCTCGGCGAAGAGTCGGACGCCATCTATCTCCAGCGCTCGACAGAGCGCGAAATAGTTCTCCATGGCGATCGCCTGCCGCCCCTTGAGGGCCCCCATCACCGCAGGCTTGCTCAACCCAGCCCGCGCCGCCAGCTCGTCATACGTCATCTCTAGGCGGGCGCGCTGCGCTCGCAGCTCCGCGGCGGCATATGTCGTGATCGGTCCCGTAGCAGCTCTAGCACCCATGTGACGAGCCTACCAAGCGGCTCGTATGACAGGAATTGATTCTTTGTCGTCCGTTTGGCTTGCGTTTGGTAGGAATTGCTACTAAGCTCACAGCCATGACTTCAACACCCCGAGACCGGATAGCTGCCGAGCTACGTGCGGCTATCGCGCGGGCCGGGCGACGACGCAATGAGGTGGCCGACGCGGCTGGCATCCATCGCCAGCTTCTAGGGCGGAAGCTCAACGGCCACACCACTGTCTCGATGGAGGACGTGGCATCGATCGCAAGAGCAATCGACGTGCCACCCGCCGAACTCGCTGCGGCTATAGCCGCAGTCGCCTGACCCAAACAGAAAAAGCCCCGGCGCGGGAACACCAAGGCCGACCCAAAGAAAGGGATCAGTCCATGTTCAACACTACCCCGTCCGAGCACGAGATCCGCCTCGCCAGAATCATCCGCCCCGCACGGCCGTTGAGCGAAGAGGAACGGAAG